AGTTACTGTATTTACATCCGCTATACTTGTATTTTCAGAGATTGAAAATAAAAAGTTAGAGATGATTGATCGTACATCATTAGCATTAAAGTTTTCAGTAATGGAAAGGAAAAATGCAGTTCCTATTATGTTAATATCATTAAGTGTTATATTTTCTGTAATGCTTGGTTTAAATTGAGCAGCTATTGCTATTGCATCTCCTAAAGTAACTGGCTCTGTAATTGCTAAAGGAAACTGCGCAGTACCATTTCTAATATCATTAAGCGTTATATTTTGCGTATCACTAACAAAATATTGGGTAATTACAGGAACAAGATCTACAAGTGTAATTGGTTCTGTTCTTGTTTGAAGAGCTGCAAAATATTGAATTGATGAATCTCCTGCTACAATATTTTCTGATATGCTAGGTTTAAATTGAGCTGCAATTAATGGGCTATCTGCTAAGTTTAAATTTTCTAAACGAGTTTGTAAAAATGTAGATAGTTGTGTGCTTGAATCTCCAACCCCAAAATTCTCTGTTCGTCCAAAAATAAAAATACCAGCTTGCGAATTATTATCTGTCAGCGTAATTGGCTCTGATCTAGTTTGCAAAAATGCATATAGTTGAGTGCTGTTATCTGCCACTCCTATATTTTCTATTTTTGTTTCAAGAAAAAGAGTACCAGCTAAGGAAGAAAAAGGTGTTTGAGAAAACGCTGAAATCCCAAACATTATTTATCCTTTTTTAGTTCATCAATTTCTGCCTTTAATTCAGCAATTGCAGCAAAAGCTAAAGCTACCAATTTAGGATAATCAACGGCCAATGAACCATCTTTACGCTTCCTTGTTAATTCTGGGATAGCCTTGTGTACATCTTGCGCAATAACGCCAGCATCAGACTTGCGCATGAAATAACTATCTTCACCGCCCATAGCTTGCATATATTCATCAGTCCAATCAAATGTTTTTCCTCCAATGAGTTGAACTTTTTCTACAGCATTGGTGATTGTTTGAATATTAGTTTTAAATTTAATATCTGATGCTGCAAAAGCCGTAATATTATTAGTAGCAAATATAGCGCCATCGGTAGTTGATGATGTAGCATTTCCCACTAAGAATGCACCACGAACTGTAGTTGTGCCACCTACAGAAGTATTGATATTGACGCCAGTAGTTGATCCTGTAGTACCGCCTGTACCAATGTTTATTGCTTTAGCAAAAGCGCCAGTAAGTGCAGCTGTGGAAATATTTGTAGTAGATGCAGCGCCTGTGCCTGTGTGGCCAATTGTTAATGCCGTAGATGAAGCAAATGCTCCAAAAGTTGCACCGCCATTAATAGAAGTAGTAAATGTTGGACTTGTTGCTAACACAACATTACCTGTGCCTGTAGTTGCAACACTTACAAGATTTTTGCTTGCATCTGTAAATACCGCTCGTGATGCTGTAAGTAAGTTAAAATTAGCACTTCTAGTGCAATATAGGTCACCATCAATAGTTACATTACCATCAATTGCACCACCAAGAGTAACTGCGCCATTAATTGTAGTAGTAGAAGATTGTGGTGCTTCAAAATCGCCCTCATACCCAATCTGAATATTTGAAGTGGCTGTTTGCCCCATATAAATAAATTGTGAACCACTACTTCCGCCTATAATAATTGCGCCTGTAGCACTTGAGCCACCAATAGTAATTGCACCAGTTGATTGCGTAGTGCCAATATTAATTGCTTGTGTTGTTGTTTGAATTGTTGCGCCACCTGTGATGGTAGGATTTGTGCTTAATACAACACTTCCCGTGCCTGTTTTGGTTGTTACCCCTGTACCGCCAGCCAATACTGGCAACGTACCTGCGACTAAAGCTGAAGCGGATGTGGAATAAATAGCATTGTTAGCTGCTGCAAATGTTGTTAACCCTGTACCGCCATAAGCGGTGCCAATGGTGCCGCCTTGCCAAGTACCACCTGAAATTACTGTAGTAGCTAGGTTTAGTGTGTTTGTACCCCAGTTAACGTAAGCTGGAATAAATGAATACGCACCCCATGTACCAGCAGAGGTTCCATTAGCTAACACGCCCTTTTGTGTAACACCGCCAGGAGGAATAACCTCAATGACAGTCGATGCATTATCAGTAACCGTTAAATTGCCTGATGAGTTATTAACAAAAAGAAAACTATGCCCTAATGCTAAAGTTGTAGCATTTGGTAACTGGAATGTTTGAGTTGTTGAGCCAACTAGAATTTGGTTTCTTGCAGAGGCTATCGTTAGAACCGTTGTACCTGCAGCTGCTGTTATTGTTGCTAAACCTGGGATAAAGTTATTAAAAGCAATATTTTGGCTTGCATTTCTTAAAACAACTGAGTTAGCGCCAGAAGATGAAGTTACACCCGTGCCACCCTTACTAACAGCTATAGTGTTACCATTCCAAACACTACCTGCAGGAATAGTTACTGCTATGTTTAAATTGCCTAATGGGTCTAATAGTAAGGCAGCTTCTGCTGGGTATGTAACAAACACCGTAACAGTCCCAACAAATGTAACTGGATTAAAGTTATTACTAGAATCGTACACATTATCACGATTTAAAGTTGGCCCTGCGGTGAAAAATGCACCCTCACCAATTTCAAATTGACCTGTTGCATCGGTAGCGCAGTAATACAAAGTATCGTTGTTTGCATAAAGTGAAGCAAATGTTCGAAAGCCAGTAACTGTGCCAGTTAAAGTAAAACTATCGGTAGTGTTAGCCGTAGCTGTTTGTTGTACTCGGTTTGCTACTACAAAAGCCATTTAAGACTCCTTAGCTTGTAGCGGTTGTAGAGTATGTGACCGCTACCGTATCGCCAGCTGTTGTAACTTTAGCTGTAGCAAAATTGCCTTCAGAGTATAAAGTGCCTGCTGTGCTTGATTGTGTGCTTACTGCACCAGAACCAGTCACCAAGAAACAGCCAAAAACAGTACCGCCAGCGCCAGTAATTGTGTAAGTAATTGCTGCTGCAGTTGAAGTGGTTACGTTAGATGGCGTGGCACCTGAAGATCCAGATGCTGCAAATACCGCTGTACCACGAACTGCTGAACCGCCAACAGTATAGTTAATAAACTCGCCAGCGTTAGTAGTAACCAATGTAGTCATGGTGTCTGTAGCAACTGGAGTTAATGATACTTTAGTAAGGCCTAAAAAAGGTCCTACGGTAGTGTAAGTTCCTGTTGTGCGTAATAAAGTATTGAGTAATAACTCTTTACCGCCTTGAACTACCAAGTTAGGGAACTTCTCTTCCCATTTAAAATTGCCATCTTTATCGTGGCATACAACATGATAATGACCTTCAACACCTAGCATTTCGCCATTGGCTGCATTTGTAGCCATTGTAGCTACAGCATGATCACCAAAACCTTGTTTTTCTGTTAACATAATTACTCCTAGCTAATTCTTAAAATGGCAGTTGTAGAACTTGCCGTTGGAAATTGTACTGTAAAGCTACTGTTTGATGTTTTGTCTGAACCAAAATTTAATACAAAACAAGCCGCATTTGTTGTGCTATTGTAAACTAAAGCTCCCCTACAAGTAAAACTTGCAGGACTCCAAGTAGTATTCCCAAAAGTAACATAAGCAGTATTTGTTTGATCATCATAATTTACGCTCGGTGTAATAACTTGGCCGCCTGCAGTATAACCAGTTCCTGTAATTTCATTGGTTGTGGTGTATGCAGTTGTAGTCGAATTTAAGTTTGCATTGGCATTATATAAAGCAATCTTGTATACATATGAACTTGGGGGACTAAAATCCTCTAAGCCTTTTAGCATGTTAGCTTTTAATGCTGTGGTTGCTGTTTGAACAATAGCCATTACGTAGTAATCCTTAGTTTTGTTTGGCCATCACGGTAAGCATCACCACGATCCAAGCCATCACATAGACGTTTTAGCTGGCCAAGCGCTTCTTGAAATTTTTCTTCAATATCTTTAACAAAATCAGGCTCTTGTTTTTGGAATATAACGGCTTCACGCAATGCGCCATAAAACAATACTGGATCAAAATTTAAACCTAACCAGCTTGTACCAGTTGTGTTAGATACAACTGACACAGGAACTTGAAAGCCAGTACCTGAATTTCCAAGATAACTATTAGAGCAGCTTAATATGTTTCCAACCGTGTAAAATTGACCACCACTATTAATAACAACAGCCGTTACTACTCCAGATGAGTTTACTGTAATGTCAGCTTGCGCTCCAGAACCAGATCCGCCCGTCAATGGGACATTGTAATAGGTTCCTGGAACATATGTAGCTCCACCTACAATGGTGCCAAATGCTGTTATTTCACCCTGTACTATGGTTGGTGGATAGTAAAAGTAATTTAATTCTGTACTATAGCTTTGATCTGGCGTTGGGCCAACAAGCAAAGTTAAGTTATTAATATCATAAACAGAAGATCCAAACAAAGAATAATGTGTTGGAGTACCAGTTACATTGGGATTTGGAAATGCCGATCTAATGTAATTGACATCTTTGTTTAATAAGAAACTATATTCCCCACTTGCAGAAATTACAGCTACAGAATAATTAGCAAGCCAATCTGGCGGCAAGGATAGGTATGCATTACCTGATGTAAAGTTACCAATTACATTTTTACGCAAAGATGGAATTTGAACAGAGTTATAAATTCTGTCTTCCGCTTCTTTTACGAACGTGGGAATATTATCTACAAAAGTAGTTTCCGTTGTTTCCGTGTAATCTTGTATCGCTTGATACAGCTGACTGTAATTCATTAGCCCATTTTTCCACTAATCTTACGACCTTTGATAGCAGCGCCATAACCACGCATTTCACCAACGCCATATGGGTTCATATTATTATTGCCGCTGTCACCAATGCTAACTGTCATAGCTTCTGTTGACGGACATACATCTTTAGCTGAACGAGTGTTTGGGTTAACGTCTCGACCATGTTTGTTTACAGGGCCGCCATCCATTGTATGCGGTTGTGCATATTCTGAAGCTGGTAAGTTATTTTTTTCCATGATTATTTACCTTGGTTTTGGCAATGGTGCAACGCAAGTTCCGCAAATGCAAAGTCCAATGGTTGGTAGAACTCCTCAGCCAAACCAAAACTCAATAATGGGTAGTAATCTTAGGAATAGAAGATAATGAGA